GTTCGCATCCATAAATGTTTTTAACTTTAACTTGTATTGTCATATTTTCCTTTTTGTTTATTAATTTAACTTATAAGCTCAATATAACCTTTAAGGCTATAATGTAAATGGTCAATAATGTCGCAGTATAAATTAGAATAATTATAAATTGTTAAGGTTAAATAAAATTGAATAGGGTTTGAATAGGGTTGAATAGAATTAGATAGGGGTTGAATAGAATTAGATAGGGTTAAAATAGTTCCTATTCATTAACAGACATCAACAAAATTTTTTTACACGACTACAATAACGGATAGGTAAGTATTGTTGACCTATCTATTTACAAAGGTTTTTTGTTTTCATTACTGATAACATTTATTTATCGAAACACATTTATGGCTATTAAAACGCGTGCGCTTTTTGGCGTGCGCTTACCCCGTACCCCCGTAGAAACGCGCGCTTCTTTATAAGTATATATACTCCGATAATCTCAACATACACATAGCCATACCCCCACAAGTACCCTGCACCATTTTATTCACCACTTTTACAAATTTTATTTTTTACTTTAAAACAATTACAAATAAGCTAGATGTAGTATATGAACTATTTTTCATCAGAAGATATGGATTGTATTTGTTACATTGAAGAAAAAACAAACAATGTAGTTATTAAATTTTTTAATATGGAAGATAATTCTACTGCAGAACTATTTACAATATATGTTATGAATAGATTAGGTTTTGAATATTCTCCAATAAATGAAGAGATGTTAAGTAAATTAGTTCATTAGAACTTATGGATATTAAAATACCTTATACTCCAAGACGACATCAAGCATATCTACACCAGCAAATATCAAGATTTAGATGGAGTGTGCTGGTCTGCCACCGAAGGTTTGGCAAGACAGTATGTATGATTAATCATCTAATTAGGTCAGCATTGTTGACCAAAGCTAAGAATCCAAGATTTGCCTACATAGCACCAACCTTTAAACAGGCTAAAGCAATAGCATGGGATTATGTAAAACAGTTTACAGCAAAGATACCACACACTAGGTTTAACGAAACAGAGCTAAGAGTAGATTTACCTAATGGCTCTCGTATTACCTTGCTAGGCTCAGAAAACTCAGACGGCTTGAGGGGTATATACCTAGATGGGTGTGTCATCGATGAGTACGCCAATGTCTCCGAAAAACTATTTCCAGAAATTATAAGACCCGCATTATCAGATAGAAAAGGTTATTGTGTATTTATTGGTACTCCTGCTGGGATGAATAATAACTTCTATGATCTATACCAACACGCACAAGGTGCAGAAGATTGGTTTAATTATAAAGCTAAAGCAAGTGAAACAAAGATTGTCGACCAAGAGGAATTAGATAAGGCAAGAGAAGTAATGGGAGAGAAGAAGTATCTTCAAGAGTTTGAGTGCGATTGGATTGCCAACATTGAAGGTGCAATATATGGTGATGTACTATCCCAGATTGAGGATAAGAAACAATTGAGAAGAGTACCTTACGATCCTGCTTTGCCTGTCAGCACCGCTTGGGATCTTGGCGTTTCAGATCATACCGCAATAATATTCTTTCAGCAACTAGGTAACTCAGTAAACATTATTGATTACTATGAGGAACGAGGTCAAGGTTTACCGCATTACATAGAAGTTTTAAATAGCAAAGAATATATTTACAAGGATCACTTTGCACCACACGATATTGAAGTTACAGATTTCAGCAATGGCAAAACCAGAAGAGAGGTAGCCTACCAACTGGGTGTGCGGTTTAAAGTAGTACCTAAGATTCCCCTGGAAGATGGTATCCATGCCACGACAATGACCCTGCCTAAATGCTATATTGATATAGACCATTGCAAAAAGTTAATAGATGCGTTAAGACATTACCATAGGAAGTATGTTGACAAAAACAGAATGTTTAGGTCAAAGCCTAATCATGATTGGTCATCACACGCTTGTGATGCCATGAGGTATCTGTCTGTTGGCTTACAAGAATTAAATACTAGACAAACTGCTCCGCAAAGTGTAGCAGATAATGATTATAGGATTATTTAATATGGGTTCAATTTTAAAACCAAAAATGCCATCGTTGCCACCACCAGCACCTTTGCCAGAACCCCCAGAATTAACTGATGAAGAAAAGGCAAAAATAAAAGCTGAGCAAGATGCAATTGAAAGAAGAAGAAAAGGTAGAAAGTCTACTATCCTTACTGGACCACTTGGTCTTCAAGAATCTGAAGAAACAAAATTAAAAACTTTATTAGGAGAATAAAATGGCTTTTGGAAAAATGTTACAAAATTTAATGCAAAGAGAAGACATAAAAAAAATGTTAAAAGAAATTAAAAAAAAAAATATTAATAAACCTGCTAAATATACTTCTACTAATAAATCAAAAATGACAATGATTAGAAGTGGAACAGTAGTTACATCTAATGGACTGCTAAAAAATAAGAATACAAAAATTAAAAAGAATAAACTATTAGGAGAATAATGTTTGAGAAAATTAAAGAAATGTTTAAAAAGAAACAAGAAGATATTTTATATTTAAAAGAAGAAGTAAAGTTTAACAACATAGATGATTTAAAACCAAAAAAAGAAACTAAGTCGGAAACTAAATCATCTTTAACATTTGGGAAATAATTATGGGATCACCTAGTGCAAGCGGACCAAGTAGTGGACCAGCAGGAATGACAGGAACTACTACTGTTGCAGGTAAAACTGTAAAACAGTATGGTACTAAAAAAGATGCTGAACAAACTAGATTGGAAAATTTTCAACAAGGTACAATTAATAGAACAAAAGATTTTATAAAAGAATCTCCTGTTATGGGAGTTAAACTTTTATCTCCAATCGCAGTATATGGTGCAGATGTTAATTCAAAATTTTTTACAGATAAAGTTTTAACATCTAGTAAAGCTAAAAAAAATATTGGTTATACACAATCTGAATTTGCTGCTCTTGATGCAGATCAACAAAATAAAGTTTTTTCAAAATATATGTCTGAAAGACAAACAGGTGTAAGAGATGCTTATGGAAATTTAATGCCTGGTGTTAGTGTTGAAAATGTTGCATATAAAAAAGCTGATGGCACAATGACAACTAGAGAAGTTGTTATGCGTGATAATGGTGGTGCAATGGGAAGTAGTGGTCAAGTAGTACAAGCACCTACAGTAACTTCTCCAACAACAGCTGAAGTTTCTCAAAGTGCAGCAGCAGATGCTGCTAGAGATGATCTTCTTTTAAGAAAGAGAAGAGCAAAAGCAGTAGGTAGATCTCCAACTATTATGACAGGTGTAACTGGTGCAACTGGTAGTTTGACCTTGGGTAAACCAAGTTTATTAGGTAGATAATATGGCTCAAACAGATTTAGCAAAAAATTTATTAAAACGATTTGATCGTTTAAAATCTCAAAGACAAAACTGGGAATCGCATTGGCAAGAAGTTGCAGATTATATGCAACCAAGAAAAGCAGATGTTACTAAATCAAGATCAAGAGGAGATAAAAGAACTGAACTTATTTTTGATTCTTCTCCATTACAATCAGTAGAATTATTAGCAGCATCGTTACATGGGATGCTAACCAATCCATCAACTCCTTGGTTCTCTTTAAGATTTAAAGAAGAAGATATAGAATTTGAAGATGAAGCAAAAGAATGGTTAGAGTCTGCAACAGAAACAATGTATTCAGCATTTAACAAATCAAACTTCCAACAAGAAATTTTTGAACTATATCACGATCTAATTACTTTTGGTACAGCAGCAATGTTTATCGAAGAAGATGATGAAGATATTTTAAAATTTTCTACAAGACACATCAATGAAATCTTTATTGCTGAAAATGAAAAAGGTAGAATCGATACAGTATTTAGAAAGTTTAAACTATCCGCAAGAGCAGCAATCCAAAAGTTTGGAGATGTATCTGTTAACATTGCAACAGTAGCTAAGAAAGATCCATACGAAGAAATAGAAATACTTCACGCAGTATATCCAAGATCTGATTTCAATCCTAAGAAACAAGACAAACAGAATATGCCATTTGAATCTGTTTACTTAGATGCAAGTTCTGGAGATGAATTATCAGTATCTGGATTTAGAGAGTTTCCTTTTGTAGTACCAAGATACTTAAAAGCATCACATGAAATCTATGGCAGATCTCCTGCAATGACCGCATTGCCAGATGTTAAGATGTTGAATGAAATGTCTAAGACTACAATCAAGTCTGCACAGAAACAAGTTGATCCACCACTCCTTGTTCCAGATGATGGATTTATATTACCAGTAAGAACAGTACCTGGTGGTTTAAATTTTTACAGAGCAGGAACTAGAGATCGTATTGAACCATTAAACATTGGAGCAAATACTCCACTAGGTTTAAACATGGAAGAGCAAAGAAGAAACTCAATTCGTAATGCGTTCTATGTAAATCAGTTAATGATGCAACAAGGTCCACAGATGACCGCAACAGAAGTGATTCAAAGAAATGAAGAGAAGATGAGATTGCTTGGTCCAGTTTTGGGTAGACTTCAATCTGAATTATTAAAACCATTAATCGATAGAGCTTTTGCTTTAATCCTTAGAAAGAATTTATTTAGACCAGCACCAGAATTTTTAGCAGGTAAAGATATTGAAATCGAATATGTATCTCCACTAGCTAAAGCACAGAAGTCTAGTGAACTACAATCAATTATGAGAGCCATAGAAATTATGGGTAGCTTATCTAATGTTGCTCCAGTATTTGATCATATCAATATGGATAAACTTGTTAGACACTTAGCAGACATTGTTGGTGTACCACAAAAAATATTAAAACCACAATCTGAGTTAAATGCTGAACGACAACAAGCACAAGCTCAACAAGAACAAATGATGCAAATGCAACAGCTACAACAAGTAGCAGAAGCAGGGGGAAAAATAGCACCACTCGCAAAGGCTTTACCAGATGAAGCAAGAGCTGTAGCGAATGCTGATATTGAGTAATGAGTGATCTCAAACAATTTGAAAAACAAATAAAAGAAATTCGAGAAGCATACAAAATGATTTTTGAATCAGATGATGGTAAAAAAGTTTTATCTGATTTAGAAAAACGATGTCACTTTTGGTCTACCACTAATGTTAAAGGGGATAGTCACGAGAGTGCATACATGGAAGGTCAACGCAGCGTACTTCTATTTATTAAATCAATGCTGCAAAATGATAACACTAAAGGAAAATAACTATGTCAGAAGAACAGATAACACAGGAAACTGTGCCTGTAGCAGAGACAACACAAACTACTACAGAAGCACCAAAAGAAACAACAGCACAAGAAACACAAATAGAACAACCAGTACCAACAGTTGCTAAGTCTTGGAAAGAAGCTATTCCAGAAGATTTAAGAAATGATCCAAACATTTCTAAATTTACTGAACTAGAAGCTCTTGCTAAATCTTACATCAATGCAACAAGAATGATTGGTCAAGATAAGGTTGCTGTACCAAATAACAATTCAACAGATGATCAATGGAATGAAGTTTATGATAAACTAGGTAGACCAGAGTCTCCAGATAAATATAAACTAGAAGCTAATTCAGAGGTTGTACCTTTTGATGAAAGTGCAATTAAATCATTTACAGAGAATGCTCACAAGCTAGGTTTAAACAATAAACAAGCTCAAGGTATTTTAGAGTTCTACAAAGAAGCTATGGAAGGATCTGTTCAACAATCAAGAGTAGATACTGAAACTGCACAAGCTAATGCTGAATCACAACTTAGAAAAGAATGGGGTAGAGCATTTGATGATAACATTAAAAAAGCTGGAGCAGTTGCAAAAGCAAACATGAATACACAAATTTTAGATATGGAACTTAAAGATGGTACAAGATTAGGAGATCATCCAGAGGTCATTAAAGGCTTTGCTAACATTGCCAATCTTTTATCTGAAGATAAATTAGTTGGAACTGAAAGCGAAAATGTATCTCAAGGTATAGATTATCAATCTGAAATTAATAAACTTGTTAATGATCGAAGTGGTCCATACTGGAATAAATCACACCCAGATCACGACAAGATTGTTCAGCAAGTATTTACATTAAGAACAATGATGAGCAATGGATAACAAAGAAGTTAAATTAGAAATACTTCGTATTGTAGTGGAGAGTGGATCAGAGAATCAAAAATCAAATCCCTTGCCAATCTGCAAAGAATATTATAAATGGGTTTCTATGGCGGATGAAAATTCGCCAAAGAAAAGTAAGACAATTCAAAAGATAAAATCTGAGAACCTTACTGACAAGCAGGAATAGACTCTAGTCTAACAGACTTTAAATGCAAGAGATGCCAGATTTTCTGAGAACCTCTCTGTTTTTGTTTAACATTAACTATAACAATTAGGAGAGACAATTATGTCAACTCAAATAACTACAGCATTTGTAGAACAATATAGTTCTAACATACAAATGCTATCACAACAAAAAGGTTCTATTCTTAGAGATAAAGTTAGATTAGAATCTGTTACAGGTAAGAATGCTTTCTTCGATCAAGTTGGAAGTGTTACTGCAACTGTAAGATCAACAAGACACGCAAATACTCCGCAATCAGATACCCCACACTCAAGAAGAAGAGTGTCATTGGTTGATTACGAGTTTGCTGATCTAATCGATGATTTAGATAAAGTAAGAATGTTAGTAGATCCAACTTCTACTTATGCATTAGCTGCTGCTTATGCAATGGGTAGAGCAATGGATGATGCTATCATTTCTGCTGCAACTGGTTCTGCTGATACTTTTCCTTTAGGAGTAAGTACACCAGTAGCACTACCTGCGTCTCAAATCATAGCTGAAGCTGGTACAACTGGTATGAACATCGCTAAATTAAGAGAAGCAAAAGAAATCATTGACTTAGCTGATGTTGATCCTTCACTACCAAGACACATCATCGTATCTCCAAAACAAATCTCTGATTTGTTAGGAACTACTGAAGTGACTTCTAGTGATTTCAATACAGTTAAAGCATTAGCACAAGGTGATATTAATACTTTCTTAGGATTCAATTTCATCGTGTCTAACAGATTAGCTGTTGCGTCTCAAATTAGAGATTGTATTGCTTTCGTAAGTGATGGAATCGCTTTAGCTGTTGGTAAAGATTCAACTGCTAGAATCGATGAAAGAGCTGACAAAGGTTATGCTACTCAAGTCTACTATTCTGCTGCATTCGGTGCGACTAGAATGGAAGAAGACAAAGTAGTTAAAATCCAAGCGTACGAAGCGTAATCGCTTATTATTAGGTGGGGGAGCAATCCCCCATCTATCATTATGAAACAAATAAAAGATTTAAAAACAATATTACATTTTAAACAGGGGAGTTATGTTTATCGATATGTACTGGTAGACAGGTTTAAAAATACAGGTAAAGTGCATTATGGTTTCGATGCAAAGCTAGAAAGAACTGAAAAAGAATTATTTGCATTAGAAAAAGATAGACAGATTAGAAGAAAGTATATTATAAGGAAGTAATATGGCATCAGTAGTAGACATTTGTAATGGAGCATTAAACCAACTTGGTGCGTCAACCATATTATCATTGACAGAAGATTCAAAGAACGCAAGACTTTGCAACGCAAGATACACACAAGTAAGAGATAGTTTATTTAGATCTCATCCTTGGAATTGTTTAATCAAAAGAGTTGAACTTGCAAAAGATACAGCAACACCTAATTGGGGTTTTAGTTATCAGTTTACTTTACCTGCGGATTGTTTGAGAGTGCTTACTATTTTAAATTATGATTATGATTATAAGATTGAAGGTAGAAAAATTTTAGCAAACCATGGCACATTAAGAGTACAATATGTTGCAAGAATTGAAGATCCAAATCAATATGATGAACTATTAAGAGAAACTATATCAGCTGCACTTGCTGCTGACATTGCTTATGCAGTAACTTCATCGAATCCAACCGCTTCCAATATGTACAATTTGTTTCAAGATAAATTAAAAGAAGCAAGATTTGTTGATGCTACTGAAGGTCAAAATACAAATCCAGATAATGGTCAATCAGATGTGATTGGAGCTTCTTCATTTATTAACGCAAGGTACTAACCCATGGCAAGAGTTGCGGTACAATTAACCAATTTTACTGGTGGTGAATTATCACCGAGACTTGATGGTCGAAACGATTTAGCAAAATATTCTACAGGATGTAAGACATTAGAAAACATGGTTGTCTATCCTCATGGTAGTGCAGCAAGAAGAAGTGGCACACAATATGTAGCTGAAGTAAAAGATAGTTCTAAAGAAACAAGATTAATTCCTTTTGAATTTTCTACAACACAAACTTACATACTTGAGTTTGGTGATCAGTATATAAGATTCTATAAAGACAATGGTCAAATATTATCTGGTGGTTTAGCTTATGAAATAAGTTCACCATATTTAGAAGCAGAATTGTTTGATATTAAATTTGCACAATCTGCGGATGTTATGTACATCTGTCATCCTAATCATGCAGTAAGAAAATTATCAAGAACAGGTCATACTGCCTGGACACTTACTGAAGTTGATTTTCAAAATGGTCCATTCATGGATCACAATATTTCTACTACGACATTAGCACCTTCTCATACCGCAGTTGGATCTAGTGGTAATTTAACATTATCTTCTACTACTGGTGTTAATAATGATCAAGGTTGGTTATCAACTGATGTCGGAAGATTAGTACATTTTAAAGATGGTCATTATAAAATTACCTCAGTAACTTCTGTAACAGTTGCAGTAGCTACATCTATTGTTGCTCCTTCTTCTAGTTCCGCAGATACAGATTTTGCTTTAGGATCTTTCTCTGACACCACAGGTCATCCTTCTTGCGTAACCTTTTTTGAACAACGATTGGTATTTGCCGCAACCTTATCTCAACCGCAAACATTATTCTTTTCTGTTTCTGGAGATTATGAAAACATGGATGATAATTATCATGGTACAGTAGCAGATGATGATGCTATCATTTATACGATTGCATCGAACCAAGTAAATGCAATTCGATTTATGACCGCAACACGAACTTTAATTATTGGTACTGCGGGTGGTGAGTTTGCAGTTAGTGGTGGTGGTACAGATATTGCAATTACTCCTACAAATATTCTAATTAAAAAACAATCTAACAATGGTGCTGCAAATGTAGATGCACTAGCTGTAGGTAATGCAACATTATTTTTACAAAGAGCTAAAAGAAAATTAAGAGAACTTGCTTACAACTTTGATGTAGATGGCTATGTAGCTCCAGATCTTACCATCCTTGCCGAGCATATCTCTGAAGGTGGATTCAAACAACTATCGTATCAACAAGAGCCTAATCAAATTATTTGGTGTGCAAGAAACGATGGTCAACTTATTGGACTTACTTATCAAAGAGAACAAGAAGTAGTTGCTTGGCATAGACATATATTTGGTGGAACATTTAGTAGTGGTAATGCAGTTTGCGAAAGTGTAGCAACGATTCCTACTGACAACTCTGAATATCAAACATGGGTTATTGTTAAAAGAACAATCAATGGAAGTACAAAGAGATATATTGAGTATATGCACAACTATGATTTTGATGAAACAGATGATACTTCATTTAACTTTTTAGATTCACAATTATCTTATGATGGTTCACCTGTTACAACACTTTCTGGTTTATCACACCTTGAAGGTCAAACTGTTTCGATCTTAGCAGATGGTGCAACACATCCAGATAAAGTAGTTAGCTCTGGAGAAATAACTTTAAATAGATCAGCAAGTAAAGTTAAAGTAGGATTAGGATTTACATCTTTATTACAAACAATGAGATTAGATGCTGGTTCACAGAATGGCACATCTCAAAGTAAGACTAAAAGAATTTATGAAATAACAATTAGACTCTATGAATCTTTAGGAGTTGAAGTTGGACCAGACTTAAACAACATGGAACGAATACCATTTAGATCTTCAGCAGATTTAATGGATAGTGGTGTTGGAGTATTTACAGGAGATAAGGAAGTAGAGTTCAGAGGTAATTATGAAACTGATGGATTTATCTTTGTTAGACAAGATCAACCTTTACCTTTAACAATATTATCTTTATATCCAAAGCTACAAACAAACGATGGATAGAATACTTAATATTGTAAAATATAAAGGAGAACATGGTAAATATATTATGCAACAACAAATGAACCATGTATTGATGGATAAAGATATGGAGTTTGAAGGAGACCCAATGAATTTAGAACAAGATAACTTAGCATTTACTGGTATGATTGATGGCAAACCTATCTTTGCTGCGGGTATGAAAATCATTTGGAATGGTGTTGCAGAGGGTTGGGTACTAGCAACTAGAGATGCTTTAGATCATCCATTACTTGTAGCACGAGCTATTAAAAAAGATTTTGCTCGTATTGCAAAAGAAAATAATATCAATAGAGTTCAAACTGCTGTAAGAGCAAACTATACAACTGGCTTAAAATTTGCTAAATGGTTAGGATTAGAGGAAGAAGGATTAATGAAAAAATTTGGTTTTGATGGTTCAGATCAATATATGTATGCGAGGATATTCTAATGGGTTGGAGTGCTGCAATAACTGCTGGAACATCTGTACTTGCTGCAAGACAAGCTAGTGCTACTGGTAAATATAATCAAGCTATCCAAAATAGAAATGCTCAAGTTGCTGAACAAGAAGCTCAAGCATTACAACAAAAATTAGAATTAGATTTAGTTAGATTTGATCAACAGTTTCAACAGTTACAAGGAGAAACTAATGTTGCTCTTGCTAAATCTGGAGTAGAGAGAAGTGGTAGTGCTTTAAAAATATTAAGATCAAATGCTGAACAAGCTGAATTAGAAAAAGATATGATAGAATATAATTCTAAAATAGGTCAAGCAAGAGCTTTTGAACAAGCTAACTTTGCTAGAATGCAAGGTCAACTTGCTAGAATGGAAGGAAGAGCCGCAGCTATGGGATATTATGGTCAAGCAATTAGTGCTTTAGTACCTTATGGTAGATCTTTATTAAGTGGTCAAACTCAATCAATGACAGATTTAACAGCAACTGAAGGATCATTCTAATGCCAAAAATTCCTACATTTGAAGCTAGAGGTGATATAACAACTGAAGCACCCACAGTTAGAACTGGTATTCAGCTTTCACCTTATGCTACACCTGGTGCTGCATTAATAAAACCTGTAACTCAAATTGCAGAATATTATGAAAGAGAAAAATTAATTGCTGATAAAGCAGAAGCTGATAAACAATATCTACAATTATCTACTGAGTTAGATGAAATAGAAGCTAATGCAGGAAAGTTATTTAATCCAACAGAAGCACAAAATACATTTAATACACAAGCTAGATTTTTAATTAAACAAAAAATAGATCAAACAAAAAATAAAAGAATTAAACAAATGTTATCAGATACATTTGATCAAGACATTATTATTAGAACCAATAATGTAAAAAAACTTGCAAGAGCAGAATTGGATAAACAAGAAGAATATAATTATAATACTAAATATGAAATTAATTTAAGTAAATATAAATTAGCAACTTCTCAACAGGATAAAGATTTTTATAAAAATCAAATATTTGCTAGTCAAGAAAGCAGATCTTTACATTTTAAAGATAGTGAATCTACAAAAAATATTGCAATGGATTCTATTAAAAAAGATTTATTGGTATCTGATGTAGAACAATTAATTGAAAATAATCAATTTGAATCTGCTTTAAATATTTTAAAAGATATAGATAATACTCCTTTTTTAGAATCAAAAAAAAGATCTGAATTATTAGATAAAATTAATGATGAATACAATAAAGTTTTAGCCGATGAAAATATAAGTAATATTCTCAATAATAAACTTGGAATTTTAACTGTAGGTGCAGAATTAAAAAATATAGATGGAACTATTATTACAAACAAGGAATTAGAAAAAGGATTAAATATAAAAGCTCAAAGCGGAAATTATACTCCAGCACAAGTTATAGAATTGTCTATTAATAATGGTGCTGCAGTTCCATTATATAAATCAATTATTAATGGAGGTTCATCAAATATATCTGACACAGGGAATAAAGAATTAACTAAACAAGGTTTAGAATATTTTAAATTATTTAAAATACAAAATGGTTTTAACTCTTTAAAATCAATTTATAAAATAGATAAAGAAACATTAGAAAGTTATGAAAGAATAAATTTTGCAATTAATCGTATGAATGAAACTTTTGATTCAGCTTTTGCAAGAGAGGTAGATATTAAAAACAAACCAGAAAGTTATAGACTAAGAACTATAGATGATAAAAAAATTGATAAAACTTTTTCAGATATTGATATGCCAGGACTTTTTTTGGGTGATATTCAAAATATTCAAACAACAAAATATTTGTTAAAAAATATTTCTAACATTTATTATAAAGGTGGTGGATCAGAAGAAGATGCTTTAGAAGGTGCTAAAGAATTTATTGAACAAAATTATAGAATGGATTTATTTAATCAAATTGTTCCAAGAGATAGTTCTTTACCAGAATACCATGATGCAGCAATTAAAACATATATTAAAAAAATATATGATGAAGGTCGTATCAATAAAGAAACAAATAAATTAGATGATATTATTCCAGTATATTATTCTTTAGGAGAATTTTCTGATGTACAAGGAATTATTTTAAAAAATAAAACAAATGATCAAACTATATCTATAGGTGCTTCAATTCCACTTGGAGATTTTGATGAAGTAACTTATGATAGTGCAAGATTAACTCAAAAAAATATTGTTGAAAAAGTATATCCATTAGAAAAAGATTTAATATATGCAGATAATGTAAAAAAATATAATTTATTAAATAATAGAAGAAATAGATTAATTGAATTAAGCAAACCACTTGTCGAATCTGGTTTTGGAAAACCAATTAAATAATATGTCAAGAGAAAATTTAAATCCTAATAATAAAGAATCTTTAGGTGTTGATAATGAAGTTAATCCATTAGAAGAAAAATCAGACGAAATTAAATTTACTGTAGATAAAATGGGTATTAATACACCTGGATCAGTAGTACCTACAGATGTAGATTATTTTATAAGAAAACAACAAGGTAAATTAGAACCAAAACTTACATTTGTAGAAGGATTAGGAAAAGCATTTGATATAGATAATTTATTTGTTTCTGGAATAAATAAATTTATGCAGGATGATGGTCCAGCAATAGACTTTAATTTTGTTCCAACAAAAGAAATGTTTGAATCTATAGATAAATATCCAGCTTACATGAGAAATGCTTTTTATGAAGCAAGAAGTGAAGAACATTTTTATAATATTCAAAAACAAGTTGAAGAAAGAATAGAAATAGAAGATGAACTTTCAAAACTTGGATGGAAAGGATTTGGTGCTAGAGCAATAGCAGCAACCGTTGATCCTAGTGCTTGGCTTCTTTCTGCTGCAACAATTCCTTTTGGTGGCTTTGGTGCATACTCAACTATTCCTACAAAATTAATGAGATTAAATAGAGCTATAAAATTTGGTGCAATAGTTGGTGCAGAAAATGCTGCAATAGAAACTGGATTGGTTGCTTTAGATCCTTTAAAAAGTATAGAAGATGTTAAATATGCAATGCTTGCTGGATTTACTTTAGGATCTCCTGCTGGTTGGATTGGTAGAGTAAATGCTCCTGTAAATAAAACTCCAACTGAAATTGTTACTTCTTATAAAAAGCTAGATGTAGCAGCAGAAAAAATGAAACAAAATTTACAATTTGAAGAGGTTCAACAGTTTGCTGCTGAAAATAATTTTAAACTCAATCCAGTATATATAAAAAATAATAGAATGAAATTAACAGATGAAGTTAATTCTATGAATCCAAAAATAATAGATGATCCAAGAAACGAACCTGGAGTAGGAACTTATTGGGAAGAAAATTTTAAAGCAGGAAAAATTGGTTTTGATTTAAATGGTCGTAAAATAGTTCTTCCTGGTCATTGGAGATATGATATTGCTGGTCAGTTAAATAGATCTCCAGATCCATTAACAAGAAGATTTAGAGAAACATTTATTTCTGATCCTGTTGTTGGTAATCCTAAAGGAGATACAGCAGTAGAATGGAAACAAAG